GACTGGAAGTTTGACCTGACTGAAAAGAAGTGGGACGAGATTGCAGCTAAACGTGCATATGAGATAGCAGACGCTATGATAAAAGAAAGGAAGATTGAAAATGTATAAGAACATAGGAATTATCATACTTTTTATTGCTTTGCTTTTAGCTTTTAGTATGCGTAGCAACAACTGCCAAAGAGTAACAGTAGAACCATATAAGCAGAATCAAATGGTTGACGGCTGTGTAATGCAAAAATCGGGTGACCAGTGGATAAAAACATGCGGGTAATGGTAATCACTCCGACTACTGGAAAAGATACGGTACTAAAGGCCGTTGAGAGTGTAAATAACCAAACTGTAAAAACAGAACATTTAATAGTAGCGGATGGCCCAGATGTCTGGGATAAGTTAAAAGTTTGGCCTTTACGTTATACATCAATTACCCTACCCGAAAACATAGGTGGTAACGGTTGGTATGGACACCGAGTCTATGCGGCTATGCCTCTAATGGTAAACGCTGATTACATTTTATTCTTGGATGAAGACAATTGGTTCGAGTCTAACCATGTAGAAACAATGACTAACAAGATCAAAAGCAAAGACTTAATGTGGGCGTATAGTTTGAGGAGAATATGTAATGAAGCTGGAGAATATATATGCGATGATGACTGCGAATCACTTGGTCGCTGTCCGACGTTTTACGATAGCACTCTTAATTTTGTTGATACTAATTGTTATTGCTTTCGGCGCGAATTCTTGGTTACTGTGGCGCACAGTTTTTATGGACAATGGGGTGCAGACCGTCCCTTCTATAAAGCTGCCAGCACAGCCTTGCCTGCCTTTGGATGCACAGGAGAGGCTACGGTTAATTACCGAGCGCCCGAAAGATTACATCAGATGTTTAGAGACGGCAACAAACTAATGAAAGAAGCATATAAACCTTTACCTTGGAGACTGAAATGATTTGGGAAATAGCTTGCAAGATTGACGAGTTAAATAACAAAATATCCAACGCTGCAGACGCCCTTGAGCTTATTGCTGACGATATTACAAGTCAACCGCATAGCGGGGCATTGTGGTTAGTTAGAGACGTACTGAACGAAACAAACAAAGACATTGAGCTATTGGTCAGTGATTTAATGCATGAAGATAAACCTAAAGGAAAAAAGAAATGAGTTTCAAGAAAAATAAAGCGGCACCAATGATTCAAGTCCAAAAGCCACCACAACAGACCAAGTTGTTTGTAGCCACCCCAATGTACGGCGGAATGTGTACAGGAATGTATTCTTCAGCGATTATGCAGACGGTGGGCGTATGCGGTCAGAACAATATTCAAATGTATTACAGCTTTATGATGAACGAGTCATTGATTACCCGTGCTAGAAACTCTATGGCATATGATTTTATGGAATCAGAGGCCACTCACCTAATGTTTATTGACGCAGACATTGCCTTTAATCCCGCTGATATTCCCCGCATGGTTACGGCAGACAAAGATATTATCTGTGGACTTTACCCTAAGAAAGAAATTAACTGGGTGCAAGTAACTGAAGCAGTTAAAGCTGGAGTACCCCCCGATCAATTACATCTCCATACTGGGGCGTTTGTACTTAACCTAGCGCACGGCGAAAGTAGTAAGACAGGTAATGTTAACGAGCCTATTGAGATTGCCAATGGCGGAACTGGCTTCATGTTGATTAAGCGTAAAGTTTTTGAAGAGTTAGCCGATAAGGTGCCCAGCTATACCAATGATATGTCCCATGCTGTAGATACTGTACGCAAGGTTAAGATTATTAAAGAATACTTTGCTACCTCTATTGACGAAGAATCTAACCGCTTGTTGTCTGAGGATTATCACTTCTGCAAGATAGCAAGACAAGCCGGATTTACCGTATGGTGTGCGCCTTGGGCTAACTTTAGCCATACAGGAACCTATAGCTTTAGCGGTACTTTACCGAGATCAGCATGAGCGGTTGGTTAATTATTGTAACTGGTCTTATATACGCCTACATAGCGATTGAGCAAGGTCTTAAGGGGAATATACCCATGCTGATCTGTTATATCTGCTATGCGGGCGCTAACGTAGGTTTATGGATGATGGCAACAAAATGAAAAAAATATTAATAGCTGTATGTTTATACAGTGGTTTTGTATCAGCACAAGTAACAAGTTGGGAGAACAGTCCTATGAACTTTAAAAATTCCGATATGAATTGGAATAATAGTTCTAGCAATTTTAAAAATTCTCCATATAATTGGGAGACCAGTGAATACAACTACAACACAAAAGCTGGGGTTTACGATAATAGCGGAAACCGTCTTGGTTATGAAACAATAAATAAAGACGGTGTACTAAACTTTTACGATAACAGCGGTAACCGTACAGCATACGGAAGATAGAGGAAAAAATGATTGATTACGCAGAAAATTTACTTGCACTTGCAAAAGGTACAAAAGAACTTGACCACCTATTGCTTAGTAATGAGGATATAAAAGCGGTAGATAAGGTTGACGACTTGATTGTTACATTGATTGATTTAAAGCTTTGGTTAAAGAAGAAAAATGAAAATAACAAATAAGTTTGGTTTGCCACAGACATTTGTTAATGTTCTGAGCCGTGACGCTTACACCAAAGGCAAGGCACATTTGTCCGCTACTGAGATTATCAATAGCCCGCAAATTGTGCAGCTTAAAGCATTACATGCAGACGAGATTGAGGTTGACGTAACCGATATGATTTGGTCTATCTTTGGCACGGCGGTTCATGCAGTACTAGAGCAGGGTAAGGACGATAACCATATCGTAGAGGAAAGACTACACGCTGAGATTGACGGCTGGAATATCTCTGGCGCGATTGATTTACAGATTGTGAATCCAAATGGCATAGAGGTTAACGATTATAAAACCGTAGGCGCATGGGGAGTAATGAATGAGAAAAAGGAATGGGAAGAGCAACTTAACATTTATGCTTGGTTGGTCGAAAAGGTTAAGAAAACGCCAGTCAATAAACTCAAGATTATTGCAATTGTTAGGGATTGGAATCGTAGGGACGCTATCTCTCGTGCTGGCTATCCTGAAACTCCTGTCGCAATCGTGGACATTTCTGTCTGGCCTATGCAAAGACGTGAAGACTTTATTCGTAGTCGCATTCACGCCCATTCAGAAGCCTTATTCGCAACGGAAACCGGCGGGGCATTGCCGCCCTGTAGTCCGGAAGACATGTGGGAAAAATCCACGGTCTTCGCCGTCAAAAAAGACGGAGCAGTAAGAGCAAAGATTTTATGTAGCACTTTAGAGGAAGCAGAAGAAGAGCTACAAAGACTGGGGAAAGGTTTCTTTATAGAGACCAGACCCGGAGAGAGAACACGCTGCGCTAACTTTTGTCAGGTTAGTGGGTGGTGTAAGCAGTATCAAACTTACTTAGAGGAGAAGCAAAATGATTAAACGTATTGAAATTAAACATACCCCAATCCCAACTGGTCAATTGGCTAAAGAACTTGGCATTAATTTAAAGAAGGATTTTATTGTTAGGAATTTACGGATAAAGCCATTCCTTGACACCAAAACAACCGCTTATTGGGACAACGTTCCTTTGATTAGAGCAAGGCTTGGAGCTTACTTTACTAGAACTTCAAAGTTATAAGGAGATAGGTTATGTTTAATAAAGTATACAAGTATTTAAAAAAAGAACTTTGGGGTAGTGATAAAGATTGGCAGCCAGCAAAGGACACTATTTACTATGGGCTTATGACTGACGAGGAGATAGCAGATATGCGCAAGCGTAATGAAGTTGCTATGGATAAGGCCAAAAAAAGCCTAGGTAAGAAGTGGTTGTTGCACCCAGCTAACAAGGTAGTAAAAAATGACGGCTAATAACTTTCAAGTTGGTGGAGATCATTATTCAAAAAATGCAATCCAGCCTTGGGATTATATAGTTGCCAATGAACTCGGCTATCTTGAGGGGAATATTGTTAAATACATAACAAGGTGGCGAGATAAGGGTGGGTTACAGGATATTGATAAAGTAATCCACTATGCACAGAAGTTAAAAGAAGTAGAAACATTGAGGAACTTAAAAGAGGAATATGATGGAATACAAAGAACTGCGTAGCATTGACGTCTCTAAGTATACAGAGAAGAAGAACGGCCTAACGTACCTTTCTTGGGCATGGGCCGTGGATCAATTGTTGTTAGCTGATCCTAAAGCACATTGGTTCTATCCAGAGTTCCAGCGTTGGGGTAATGGGACAGTAATGGTGTTTTGTACTGTAGTAGCGAATGATATCGCCCGCACAGCGCAGTTGCCTGTTATGGACTATCGCAATAAGCCTATTGCTGAACCTGATTCATTTGCCGTCAACACGGCGATGCAACGGGCATTGGCTAAGGCGATTGCCCTCCACGGAATTGGCCTGTATATCTACAACGGTGAAGACATTCCTCCAGAGCTAGGGAATGACGTAACTATGGTAGAAACAAAGCCTGTTACAAAGTCTATTACCATAGAAGCAAAACCAGCAGAAGCAACAATTACTATTGCTAAACCAGAAGATAAATCTCTATTTTCCAGTGAGAAAGTATCAGCAAAACTACCCGGAGAGTGGACTCTTAAACCAACTGAAAAAGACTTTATCGGGTCATTGAATGTTGGTCTGGACGCAATGCTGCAATTAGCAGCGTC